TATAAATACTTAGTTACACCGCAATAATATGTTAGTGGAAGAGAGTCAGAGGAAGGACAAGAGGAAGACAGCAAAGAAGATTATTAAGCTTGCCAAAAAGCATCCAGAGTGGTATACTAAGGAAGAGGTTAAGTACGCCAAGTATATACGTAAAGAACTAAAGAAAAATAATGCAACAAGTGAAACTAGTGACAGTCACTCCCAAAGCGGAGGAGACGATGGGTTACGTGGCGAGAGTCAGCAACCCGAACAACCAAGACAACCCAAAGGTAGCTGGGTTACTAGGTTACTGCATAAAGCATCAACACTGGTCGGTCTTTGAACAAGCACATATGACTGTGGAGATTGAGACTACTCGTGGTCTTGCTGCACAGATACTAAGGCATAGATCATTTACATTTCAAGAATTCTCACAGAGATATGCTGCTACTAACTTGTTAGCAGATGAGATTCCTATGTTTGATCTTAGACATCAGGACACTAAGAATAGACAGAACAGTACCGATGATGTACCAAAGAATAAGAAGCAAGACCTCCAAGAGAAGATCGCAGAACACTTTGTTGAAGCGATGGATCTCTACAATGAACTCCTCGCTAATGGTATTGCGAAGGAGTGTGCGAGATTTGTTCTCCCATTAGCAACACCAACCAGAATTTATATGACAGGTAGTGTACGCTCATGGGTACATTACATAGACCTACGTTCTGCACATGGAACCCAGAAGGAACACATGGAGATAGCAGAGATGGTTAGATCAGTCTTTAAAGAACAGTTCCCTATAGTATCAGAGGCATTGGGATGGATGTAAGAATCATTGATAGATTTTTAGATCCATATACTTTTAATGAACTGGTAAAACTTTCTAAAAAGTTTACTTATAGATTTAGAGAAGGGGTTAGTGATTACGTAGGTGAGAAGTCGGAACCTTGGAACAGTTATGGTACTAATTTGTTATACAAAGATGATGTACCTAGGAGTCCATTCTTTGAAGACATATACAAAATATTTGCACCAGCATTTAATAGTGAGGAGGTCTTCACAGTTTTTATACGAGTGAAAGCAAACCTATACCCACACACAGAAACATTAAAGGAACACCAACCACATATTGACTATCCTTTCAAGCATGTTGCTGGTATTTTCTCATTAAATACTTGTGATGGCTTTACAAGAATGCAAGATGGTAGTAAAATAGATTCAGTGGCTAACCGCATGGTCTTTTTTGATGGGTCTGTTAAACACAACTCATCTACCACAACCAATGCTAGTGCTAGGTATAATATAAATTTCAATCTACATCGTTACTATTCAGGTAACAATAAATTTAGGAGGGTATCTTAATGAGTTTTACTGCTCGATTAAAAGAAGGAACTAAGAAGTCTCACTCAGCAGCAGAGAATACTAAGTTCGTTGCACAGTTTCTTAAGGGTGTATTAGATCCTGAAGAGTACCGTAAGTTAATTACAGACTTTTGGTATGTCTATGATACAATGGAGCAGTTAGTAGCAAAGACTACTGACCCTAGAGCAAAGGTATTACAGCAGTGGAATGTGGATTTGTTTCGTACTGCTTCTTTACAACAGGATCTTAGATATTATTATGGTCCTATGTGGAGGGAGCAACAGACACCATCTGAAGCATGTAATACATACTGTTACAGACTTAATGAGATTGCAGAGAGTAATCCCTATCTGTTGATTGCCCATCATTATACTAGATATATTGGTGATCTATCTGGAGGTCAAATCCTTAAGGGTATAGCACAGAATGCTTTACAACCACCTAAGGGTGAAGGTCTACACTTCTATGATTTCCCTAGGATAGAAGATGCTAAAGCATTTAAAACTAATTACAAAGCAGTTTTAGATGAGATTGAATTAACTGAGCAAGATATAAATGAATTGATTGCTGAGGCTAACTATGCATTCAGACTCAACATGTATATGTTTGATGAATTGCAAGGGGATGCAAGTAAGTCTTTCTTAAACCTAGCATGTAACTTTGTAAAGTCTAAACTTAAAGGAGGAAATGATTAATGCCAACCTACCCACTTAAACATAAAGAGACAGGAGAAACTAAAGAGTTAGTCATGTCTATGAAACAATATGAAGAATGGAGAAAGGACAATCCAGACTGGGATAAAGACTGGTCTAAAGGTGTTGCTGGTGTTGGTGAGGTGGGTGAATGGCGTGATAAAATGACTAAAACACATCCAGGATGGGCAGATATTATGAAGAATAAAGTTCAGAAGCAACCAGGTTCACGAGTGAGGGGTTGGTAATGGCTACTACTAAAGCTAATGGTCAACCTACTAAGAGGAGAGCGAAGAGGAAGAGACCCATTAATGAGAACTTCTTCAGAGAGATTACTCCACTAACAGACAATCAAAATCTATTGTTTGAGGAGTATGCTAAGGGTAAGAATATTTTCACCTATGGTGTAGCAGGTACAGGTAAGACATTCATTGCTTTATATCTTGCATTGAAGGATGTGTTTACACCTAACACACCATACGATAAGGTTTATATTGTTAGGTCTCTAGTATCTACAAGAGAGATTGGTTTCCTACCTGGTGACCATGATGATAAGGCATTACTATATCAGATACCATACAAGAACATGGTAAGACATATGTTTAAGATGCCTGATGATGCAGCGTTTGATATGTTGTATGAAAACCTCAAGCACCAAGAGACTATCTCTTTCTGGTCTACTTCATTCTTACGTGGTACTACACTAGACAATGCTATTGTATTGGTTGATGAGTCACAGAACTTGAATTTCCATGAGTTAGATAGTATAATCACTAGGGTAGGACAAGACTCTAAGATTATATTTGCTGGTGATGTTAGTCAGACTGATCTAGTTAGAACTAATGAGAAGGATGGTATCCTAGACTTCCAACGTATCATTGAGGATATGGATGAGTTTTCATCTGTTGAGTTTGGTATTGAGGACATCATTAGATCTGGTCTTGTTAAGTCTTACCTTATCAGTAAGATAAACACAGGAGGTAACACTTGACTTTCATACACCTTGATTTGTTAACTCCCATTGAGATGGAGGCAAGAACTGATGAGGAGACAGGCAAACGTGTCTACTTCACACCAGAGGGTAATAAATATCCATCTTGTACCACTGTAATAGGTAGCAATCCTACTAAGATGAAGGGTATAATGAAGTGGAGGAGGCAAGTAGGTGAAGAGAAAGCAAATAACATATCAAAAAGATCTACTTCACGTGGTACTAAGTATCATAGTATAGTAGAAGATTATATTAATAACGAATTAAATCTAGAAGATCATAGCGATCAACCCTTACCAGTAGTGATGTTTAAGCATTCTAAAGATACTTTAGACCGCATAAATAAAATATACCTACAGGAAGCAGCACTTTACTCGGACGTTTTAAGACTAGCAGGTCGTGTAGATTGTATTGCAGAATTCGATGGACGGTTATCCATAATCGATTTTAAGACTTCGGCTAAACCAAAGAGGGTTAAATATCTTTATGATTATTTTGTCCAAGAGTGTGCATATGCATGTATGCTCAAGGAAAGATATGATCTCCATGTCGAACAACTTGTTACTATAGTTGTTTGTGAAGATGGAGAGACTCAAGTTGAGGTTCGTCCTGTTAAGAAAGAGTATCTAAACTCTCTCCTACAATACATAGACGAATACAATGGAAAAAAGTAAACTATTAGAGGATAAATTTATGACTACTGCGAAATTTTCGCAGGAAGTGGAGCGAATAGTTTTAGATAATAATGATATGAATTATATCGATGCTATTATTCATTACTGTGATCAAAATGAGATAGAATTGGAGACAGTTCCTAAACTTATATCCAAACCACTTAAGGAAAAACTTAAGTATGATGCACAAGAACTTAATTTTATTAAACGTACATCCAGAGCCAAGTTAATGTTAGTATGACTTCCGAATTTTTTAAATCAGAAATAGTACGTGGAGACATCCAAGAGATGATGGAACTCCAACAGATTTGTTTTAAATATGCGATGAGTTTTCCTGTTTTAAGCAAAGAGAGGAAGGAAGAATATCTTGCTGCTTTATTGTTATTGTTGGACAAGCAAGAGATATTGTATGCTAGAATGAAATTGAGTGACGATCCAGAAGCAAAGTCAGTGATTGAAAACATGGCAAAGGGAGTTACAATGCTTGGAGCTAACCAAGAACTCAGTGTACCAATGATGTTTGAGGATTTGAAGAGGAAGGTTGGACAGATGCAAGAAACTTTGGAAAGGGGTTGACTTTCCCTCTGATCCGTGCTATAAATATAAATGTCGGGGTCGCTCCCTGACACGGGAGTGACTGAATAAACTTGCTGGCATAAGGCTAGTTAAGGTGATGAGACACAGGTGGTGCTGCTTCCCCCAAG